TTGCAGTCATGCGCCATGTGTCTGATTTGAAGCGCGTGGGGAAAAAAGATTTCCCGTACCGCTTTGACGCAAGTGCGGCAAAACGGGCGATAGATTTCATACATCTCCTTGAGCACACCAAAGGCGAATTCGCAAACCGCGCTTTGCACCCTGACATTAAGCTCAAACTCCAGCCGTGGCAGCAGTTCCTTATCTGGCAGATGGAAGGCTGGCGCAACAAGGACGGCTTCAGGCGTTTTACCCGCGCCTATATCGAAGTGGCACGGAAGAACGGCAAGTCAAGCCTTGCTGCGGCTCTGGCGAATTACCACTTTTTTGCCGACAGCCCGCGTGAAGTAGGCCCTGAAATTTATTTCGCGGCGACAAAACAGCAGCAGGCGGCTATCACATGGGAGGAAGCGGAGCGGCAAATCCGGCGCAATGCAACACTCAAAGAACTTGCGCAGACTTACAAAACCAAAAAGCATATTGTCGTTCCTAAAACCGCCGCTATTATGCGCCCGCTGGGGCGTGACAGTAAAACCGAGGACGGTTTAAATCCGTCTTTTGCGGTGATTGACGAATACCACGCCCACCCTGATGCCGGACTGATTGATGTAATTGAAAGCGGCATGGGGGCGCGTAAACAGCCGCTTATTGTAATTATTACAACAGCGGGGACAAACTATATAGGGCCGTGTTTTGAGGAACATGAGCACCTAAAAAAAATGCTGGAAGGAAGCATACCGCCTGTTGACAATTACTTCGGCATTATCTACACGCTTGATGAAAATGACGACTGGAAAAATCCGAAGGTATGGGTAAAGGCAAATCCTAACCTTGGTGTATCGGTTGACGAAGCCCGCCTTACAGAGCAAATAAACCTTGCCGCAAGCAGCACCACAAAAATCATGAATGTAAAAACAAAGCGGCTTAACATCTGGTGCAAGAATGTAATGGGATGGATTTCATTTGCCGATTGGGAAAAATGCGGCAAGCAAAAATATACCGAGAGTGAACTTTCAGGTCGACCATGCTACGGCGGAATGGACTTGTCGTCAACGCAGGACATAAGTGCGTTAAGCCTTTCCTTTCCCCCGCAGAATGAGAGGGAGCCGTACAAGCACATTTATCGCTTTTACATTCCGGAAGAATTAATTCAGGAAAAAGAGGACATTGATAAAGTTCCGTACCGCGCATGGATTGATGAAGGGTTTATTATCGCAACGCCCGGAAACGTGATTGATTATGACTGGATTGAACAGGACATTTTGAACATGGCGGCAACGTATGAGATAAGAGAATTCTGCTTTGACCCGTTCCACGCGCAGGAAATTGTAAACCACCTTACCACTGCCGGAATCAATATGCTGCCAATACAGCAAGGATACCGGATGATGTCCCCGATGTGTGACAGCTTTGAAAAACGCGTACTGTCACAAGAGATGGCGCACGGCAATAACCCCGTAATGCGCTGGATGATGTCATGTATCGAAATGAAATCTGACCGTCAGGGGAACGTTATGCCCATGAAGCCCCGTCGTGGCAGTACCGGCAAGCGAATTGACGGCGTGGTCGCGAATATCATGTCGCTTGGACGGGCGAGCCTTCAAATGTCCGCCGCGAAAAGTGTTTACGAAGACCGGGGGGTGCTGTCGGTATGAGATGGCCGTGGCAACGCAAAGCGACAGCGCCCATTCCGGTCACTTCCGGCGGGTTTTTCGGGGGCAGTTCTTTTGCTGGCCCCGCTGTATCCGAAAAAAACGCCGTGAGCCTTTCCGCGCATTTCGCCTGCGTCCGCCTGATAGCGACTACATTGGCGTCCCTCCCCATTCATATTTACGAAAAAACCGCCAACGGGAAATACCGCAAGAAAGATCACCCTGCATCGCGCCTTTTGCACGACCAGCCCAATTCCGACATGACGGCGTTTTCCTTCGTTGAGGCGATGCAGGCTCAAATATCCAATCGGGGTGCCGCTTTTGCCGAGCTTGTTTTTGACCGCAAGGGCAATGTCGCCGAAATCTGGCCTATCCCGCCCGGAGTCTGCTTTCCGTTCCGCGAGGAAAAAGACGGGCCGATAAAATACCGTTTTGCGGACTCAAATACAGTCCTTCCCGCGTGGAAAATACTGCACGTACCCGGCATCGGCTTTGACGGCATCAATTCTTTTTCGCCGGTGCAGGTTTTCCGGCAGAATTTCGGACTTGGCATGGCCATAGAGGAATTCGGGGCAAGGTTCTTCGGGCAGGGGACAAATATCGGCGGGTTTATGGAGCATCCGCAGAAAATGTCGGACGATGCTTATTATCGCCTGAAAAGTTCTATGGCTGAAAAATATCAGGGCCTTCAAAAATCCCACGGCGTGATAATCCTTGAGGAGGGGATGAAATACAGCAAACTTGGTATGCCGCTTGAGGATATTCAATTCATTGAAAGCCGAAAATTTACGGCTACTGAAATGGCAAGGATCCACGGCGTACCGCCGCACCTCATAGGCGACCTTGAGAAAGCGACATTTTCCAATATCGAGGAGCAGGGCATCGAGGCGATAGTGTACCTTTTCCGCCCGTGGGCTATCCGATGGGAGCAGGCGTTAAACGCCAAGATATTTACCGAGGAAGAAAGAAGCCGCCTGTATGTAAAGTTTGAAATAGACAGCCTTATGCGCGGGAACACCAAAGCCCGCTATGAGGCGTATTCAATCGGCTTGATGCACGGCTTTTTTAATGTGGATGAAATCCGTGAAAAAGAAGATATGAACCCATTGCCGAACGGGCTTGGGAAAACCTACCGCTTTCCGGTTTACATTGCGGGAAAGGGAGAACTTGAACAGAAAAGAGGAGAAGGCCATGAATAAAGACGAATTGCTGCGCCGGTCTGTCCCATGCGGACAGGGCATGATTGAAGAAATCAGGGCGGAGGACGGAGCGCCATCGTACAGACTGAAAGGCACGGCGATTGTTTATAACCGTGAAACCGTGCTTTACGAAAACGAGGCATTCCGCTGGGTAGAAATTATTGAGGCAGGGGCGGCCCGCGATGCGTTATTGCGGGCGGAGCAAGTCCTGCTGTGGAACCATGACGCCGCCAAGCCGATGGCCGCTCGTAAAAACAACACCTTGACCGCAAGGGAAGATTCTTACGGCGTCCATATTGAGGCCGATGCCGGAGGAACCTCATGGGGGCGTGACGGCATCGAGGCGATCCGTGCCGGGCTTGTTGACAAAATGTCTTTCGGCTTTTATTTGAGCCGCGAAGGCTATACCGAGGAGCGGAGCGTTGAAAACGGCAAGCGCGTATACAAGCGTGTCATAAAGAAGTTTAACCGCATCGTTGATTTTTCTCCGGTTACTTACGCGGCCTATCAGGATACGGGCGTTTCTCTCCGCGATGCCGAAAGCATTATCAAAGAGTTTGAAGATGCGGAACAGAAACGGGAGGAAACGAAACGAAAAATTGATGAACTCATTCATGAGTTCCCGGAACAGAAAATAGGCGCTTAGGCGTTTATCATAGCCGCCTCATGCCGTGAGGCAGCATGGCGGCTATTTATAACATCTAACTACTGTCGGGATGACAGAAGGAGAACAGAATGGATAAATTACGACAGCTTCAGCAGCGTTTTAACGAACTGGTAAAACAGCTTCGTGGAGCGCAGGGCGAACAATCCCCGGATGCCTGTAAAGTCGCGGCTATCGAAACCGAGATACGCGCCCTTGCAGGACAGATTGAAACCGAAAAAGCCATCATTCGCACCCATGAAGGGATTGAGCCGGAAACGCGGAGCGGTGAATCCACGCCTGCTACAGGCGAAGCTCAACGGGAAGAAAACCGTGAGGCTGTGCTTGCGTATATGCGTACCGGCAACAGGGCGCATTTGCGGGCAATGACCAGCGGTATTACCGGAGGCGGGGACACAGGAGGCTACCTTATCCCGCAGGAGTGGGAAGACCGCATCCTTGAAAGGGAGCGGGAGCAGTTTGTTATGCGGAACCTTGCCGATGTTCAGATGTCCGCCCTTGACCGCAACATCCCCATTGCCGACAACCACGGTGAATCCAACTGGATAGAAGAAGGCGGCAAGTATATTGAAAGCGAAGCAGAATTCTCCAGGAAGCTTATGGAGGCGCATAAACTTGGGCGCATAGTCAGAGTTTCCGAGGAGCTGCTGCAAGATAACACCTACAATCTGGAGGCGTGGCTTATAGACGCTTTCGCCTACTCCAACGGTTTGGCGATGGAAGAAGCCTATGTCAAAGGCGATGGTAATAAAAAACCCCGCGGCTTCCTTCTGGATTGCAAAACCGTTCCGGCGAAAGGTGCCAAAGTAGAGTATGCGGATTTGCTGGCTTTGTTTGCGGCATTGAACTCCGGGTACTTTATCAACGCAAGCTGGATGATGAACACAAATACGCTTGTAGAAATCATGCTGCTTAAAGATGGTGCCGGGCAGTTTTTATATAGACCGTTCAACACTCCCGCTTCTAACGGCCCCATTGGAACTATCTTAGGCAGAAACGTTGTGCTGTCCAGTTTCATGCCTGACATAGCAGGCGGAGAAAAGCCGATTGCTCTGGGCGACTTCAAGCGCTACCGCATCCATGACCGGCGCGGCTTTACCATCCAGCGGCTTGACGAACTGTATGCCGCAAACGGCTTTATCGGTTTCAGGGGAATGCAGCGCACCGATGGCAGGCTGTTGATTGATGAAGCAATTCAGGTATTGCGCCTTCCGGGAGGAAGCGCGGCACCGCCCTCATCTTCAAGCGGTACATAAAAATGGCAACCGGCGATCTTGTCACATGGGAACAAGTCAAGGCGGTCTTAAACCTTGATGATGACCGTAAGGAATTAGTTGAATTTCTCCTTTCAGCGGCATCAGCGCAGGCCGAGAAGTTCGCCGGGCGTTTCCTTGCTGCCCGCGATGTATCCTTAAAAATGGATGGTCGCGGCGGCAGAGAATTGATTTTGCCAAGTTATCCTGTCAACAACATTGTTCGTATCTGCGTTGACGAAGGGCGCATTTTCCCCAGTGACAATAATCTGCTTGACGATCAATATGGCACCAAAATTAGTGCGGGAATTATCCGCCTTTATCATGGGCAATTTCCAAACGGGTATGACGTGGTTCTTTTTGAGGGGAACGTGGGTTATGATCCTGTTCCCAATGATTTACAGCAAGCGGTAATCGAAACCATATCCGCCAATCTCAGGCGCTTTGCCGGTTCAGGCGGCAGCATAGGCATAAAACAATTTACAAGTAGCGGAGCAATTACAGCGCAGTATGAAATTGATGTGCCAATTTCAAGCAAAACTATTTTTATCTCGTATCGGGGAGGGCGGATATGATTAACTCTGAGGTAAAAGGGAATATCAGCCTCAAGCCGATAGAAGAATTTTTTATCAGGGATATTGCCGCCCGTTCAGTAGCAAAAGTAGGAAGGGAATTTTCTGATTACCTTAGAAACCGCAGGTTCAACCAGCTCTTTGATGACCAAACCGGAAAGACAAGGGAAAGTATCGGCTTGCACCGGAGAAAGGGAAAAACACCGGCCTATATTGTAAGGGCGGGAATTGGAATACCCGGAAGTCTTAATTACCTGAAAGGTCTTTACCGTGGTCATGCTGTTTCCCGCTCCGGCAAAGTATTTTCTTTTGCCCGCCAGCGCAACCTCATTGATGACGGCTGGAAGATGTGGGGCGGCAAACAAAAAGCTGTCGCCGTTGGAGAGGAAATGCTCCAAAGGGCGGTAAACGAAGCGGAGAAAAAACTTGAAGGTTGAATTTATGAC